ACACAGTCAATTACATTTACTTGCCAAAGCCCTATAGTAGTTGACGTAACAGCCTAAGGAGTAATAATGGCAAAGCTAAAGATAACAAGGGCTAATGGCGAAGTATCTGAACACAAGATTACGCCAGGTGTCGAGTACGCTTTCGAGTTAAAGTATGGCGCAGGAATTAGTAAAGTCCTACGTGACCACGAACGGCAGACCGAGATCTATTACTTGGCGCACGAGTGCTTACGTAGGGCTAACGTGACTGTACCTATATTTGGTTTAGAGTTTATTGACAGCCTAGAAACTGTCGAGGTATTGGACGAAGAAAAAAAATAGTACCGCGTGACTCCATTCTCTATACAGTGGCTGCTTTAAGTGTAGAGACTGGGATCGCGCCTAGTGAGTTTATTAACATGGACTCAGAAATGCTAAAAGCAATAGTGCAAGTTTTTAGCGATAGAGCAAAGGAGATCAAAAATGCCAGTAGTCGTAAACGGCGTTAGAGAGTTCCTTAAAGCAGTAGATGAAATTGACGAAGATATGTACAAGAACGTCAAAGACAGTCTTAAAGCACCTATGATTAAAGTTGCATATAAAGCAAAACAATATTTACCAAGTGAGCAAAATGTGCTAAGTGGCTGGACAAAATCAGCAGAGCCACAAGAAGGACAGCGCAGACCATTTCCAGCGTACGATCAATCTACAGCTAGAAGCGGCATCAAATATAAACTTGGCCCTAATAAGAAAAACAGAAAAGGCTACTCAGTTTATAACTACGTATCTAATGAGTCAGCACCCGGCGCTATCTATGAAACTGCAGGCCGTAAGACACAAGGCTCACAAGGTGCATCACTTAACCCAAATGCAGGTGTGCAATTTATACAGGCATTACCTAACGTAGTAGATGCAACACTTGCAGGATCTGTAGGCCGTAGAGGTCGTAAAAATAAAGGTCGCGTAATCTATAAAGCATGGTCAGAGGATCAGGGTAAGATTTACGAAGATCTTAAAAAAGCAATAGATCAAGCCATATTTGAGTATTACAAAAAGTTACCTTTAGAGAAAAAAGGTCAAGTACTAGGATTTTATAAAGAGCGAGCAGCTCGTGGATTTACGGGAGTATAACTGTGCCTACCTTAGTAGTATCGGCTCTCAGCACCTTTGACAACAAAGGATTAAAAAAGGCTAAGAAAGAAGTATCAGCCTTTGATAAACAGATAAAAAGTTTTGCCAAAGTATTTGCTACAGCCTTTAGCGTTACAGCTTTAAGTAAATATAGTAAAGCGGCAGTTAAAGCATTTATGGCAGACGAAAAAGCCGCAAAGTCATTAGAGCAACAGTTAAAGAATACTGGTTATCAATTTAGCGCACCGGGTGTAGAGCTGTATATTGCTAATCTGCAAAAATCTACAGGCGTATTAGATGATGATTTACGACCAGCATTTCAACGATTACTAACTGTAACAGGATCTATAACTAAAAGCCAAGACGCATTAAGCACTGCATTAAACGTAAGTGCTGCAACAGGTAGATCTTTAGGTGAAGTCACTACGGCTCTATCACGTGGCTTTGCAGGTAACACTACTGGTCTAAGTAGATTAGGTGCTGGTCTAAGTAAGACATTACTAAAGACTGGCGACATGAATAAAATCATGGAAGAGTTAAATACAAAGTTTGCAGGTCAAGCAGCAGCTAGATTAGATACTTATGCAGGCAAGATGGATCTATTAAAAGTTGCATCTGCTAACGCATCTGAAACTATAGGTAAAAGTTTATTAGATGCTTTAGCAGCACTAGGCGATGATAATAGTATTGAAGGCTTAAGTAAAAACATGGAAGATTTTGCCACAGCCACAGCTGAAGTTATTACAGGCTTAGGCATAGTAGCTGAGAGACTAAAAAAATTAACAACTATACCGGGGATCGGCAATATATTTGATGTAAAAAATATACCAGTGCTAGGTGGTTATATTGGCGGCTTGCAACAATTAGGCAGAAACGCTATGCCACAGCAAGATCGCGGCGGTCAGGAAAGAACAGCAGGGCGTGTTAACGCGCAACAAGTTAGAATTGAAGATAAATTAAGTAAGGCTAAAGCATTAGAATTAAGCACATTATTAAAGAAGAACGCTATTGAGAATAAGAACGTAGAAGAATTACGCAAGAAGTTTGACCTAGAGCGCATTGGTATAAACGCAGCCTTAAACAGCGCTACCGATGAAGAGACTAAGTTACGTTTAAAGGCACAACTAGCAATATTAGACAATAATGACGCTATGGCTAAAAAATTAATAGCTGAGTTAGAAGCAGCCGAAGCATTAAAGAAGTTAGCAGATCAGGCTAAATTAGCAGGTATGTCTTTAGAAGATTTTGCAATTAAACAAGTTAAAACATTAAACGCAAAAATAGACGACTATGTAACAAACATGGTTTTAGATTTAGTAAGAGATCTAAATGCACGCATCTCTGCTCTTTTGGCTAAGTTTAATTTTAGTAGTCCATCTCGTGATACTGGTGGTAGTAGTGATACTGGTGGTGACATTATTTATTCACCAGCCGTACAGAAACTTGCCATAGAATCAACGGCAAAATTAAACGATAAAATACAAGATTATTTATCAAATTTTCCTGGTTTCGGTGTGCAAAAATCTAGCAATCAGCAATCTATGGATATACGAGTAACGGTAGATACAACTGGAAGTGGTGACAAGTTAAGTCAGGCTATAGCAGAAAGCATACAGGTGGCGACTAGATCAGGTTACTCAACAGTACCTGCTGGATTTATAGTATGACCGTACCAGTAATAAATGCTGTAATAAATTTTTCGACTGGGCCTAGTTTTGCACAGACAATGATTTTAGATACAGGCATATTAGATACAAACGTATTAGGTGATGCATCAGCTGTAATCGTAGATGTGTCTAATCAAATTAACCGCATAGAAACTAACCGAGGCCGTACTGCACTATCAGATCAATTTCAGACAGGCACACTTACTTTACGCATAGTAGATCAAAATGGCGACTTTAATCCGCAGAATGTTACTGGCCCGTACTATAATTTATTAACACCTATGAAAAAGGTGCAGATAAGTGCAACGTACTCATCAGTAACTTATCCTATATTCCAAGGCTTTATTACAAGTTACGTAACTACATACCCAGGTGAATCTGGTGAAGATGTAGCCATTACGACTATACAGGCTGTAGATGCGTTTAGACTTGCCCAGTTAGCACAGATCAGCACAGTTACAGGTGCAACTGCAGGAGATTTAGCAGGCACACGTATAAATCAAATACTAGATCAAATTGGCTGGCCTAATTCAATGCGTGATGTAGATGCAGGGCTTACCACTATGCAGGCAGATCCAGGCACTAACCGCACAGCACTACAAGCCTTGCAGACTGTAGCCACGTCAGAGTATGGCGCATTATATGTAGATGCTATAGGCGAGTTTGTATTTCAAGACAGGAATGTAACTGCTGCATCTATTGCAGGCACATCTACAATCTTTGCAGATAACGGCACAGGTATAGATTACTTTGATGCTAGTTGGATTCTTAACGATGTGCTTATATTTAATAAAGCCACTATTACTAGAACTGGTGGCACAGCCCAAGTAGCCTTAAATCAAGCAAGCATAGATAAATACTTCTTACACAGCTACTTCTTAGACAACTTACTTATGCAGACCGATGCAGTAGCCCTAGATTATGCCCAGGCTTATGTGGCTAGTAGAGCTGAGACAACTATACGAGTGGACTCAATAGTCCTAGATTTATACACAAACAATTACAACACAGGCATTATTGCAGCCCTAGACCTAGATTTCTTTGATCCGATAAAGGTAATTACTACCCAGCCAGGCGGATCTCTTTTAGAAAAAACCCTACAGATTTTTGGTGTAAAAATGAATATCACACCGAATAGTTGGAAAACCACGTTCACGACATTAGAGCCAGTCATAGACGCATTTATCCTAAATGATACGATTTATGGCACTTTAGACTATAATGTCCTAAGTTACTAAGGGGTATAGATGGCAAAGCAATCGTTCGTTACGGGGCAGGTACTGACCGCAGCCCAAATGACATCACTGCAAGAGACAGCTATGGGTGGTGGGCCTGCAACCGCTAAGACCACATCTTATGTTTTAGTTGCAGCCGATGCTGGCACTACTGTTGCTATGAACGCAGCAGGCGCAACAACAATAACTGTTAACACAGGTTTATTTGCAGCTGGTGACACAGTATTTATACAGAATTTAGGTGCAGGTGCTTGCACAGTTACAGCTGGTACAGCCACAGTAGCGACTGCAGGCAGTTTAATTCTGCCACAAAATGATGCAGGTATTTTATACTTTACAGCTACAGGTGCAGCGATATTTTATGATTACATACAAACAGCAGCTTCAAGCGCGCTTACTTTAATTGAAAGCTCAACTTTTACTTCAACAACTTCAATAATTACTGGTTCTGTATTCACTAGCACTTATGATAATTATTTAATACATTTTACTATAACTTCAGCGGCTACTGCAGATGGCACAACCTCTGTAAGATTAAGAGCAGGAAGCACTACACATACTACCGATTATATTTATGGTCAGGTACAAATTGCTCAAGACGGCTCTGTGGCTGGTGCTGGCGTGAGAGGTAATGTCGGTACTTCCTGGAAATGGGCGCCTTCTGATTCAGGTTTTGGTGGATTTACTGTGGCAACAATCGCTAATCCGCAAAATAGTAATAAAACAATAATGACTTATAGTAGCCCTTGGCTTAGAGCGACTATTGACATCAATTCACAAATTGGTGCAGCGTATGTCAATGTTAGTACAAGTTTTGATAAATTAGATATTTTAACTCAATACAATGTAACTGGTTTTTATTCTATTTATGGTTACGCAAAATAAGGAGATGATATGAGCAAAAAAACAGAAATTGATAATTTAAAAATTGAGTTTCCTACTCTAAATAGATTTGATGCTGGTGTAGAAATACAATTAACTGGCAAAGATTATGATGAACATATTGAAGAAATATGGCAAGCAAGACAAAATGCTAAAATTGAAAAAGCCGAATTAGAAGCAAGGGCTCAGGCTAAAATTGCAGCCGAAGGCAAACTTGCCGCGCTTGGTTTAACTACTGATGATTTAAGGGCTTTAGGTTTATAGCACAATCTTGAGGAAGTGTGGCAAATGAAACCATGGTTATGTGCAGCTGGTGTGCAGATGAGGGATCAAATTGATACCTGGTACCCAGATCGTCGCTCTACCTCTGATGGGTGGCTGGGTGATGCTCGTCATTCCACCACAAAATCGGATCATAATCCAGATGCAGATGGGTGTGTACGAGCCATTGATGTTGATTCTCGCTTGGGTGCATCCGAAGGGATCTCAATATATTTGGCTGACCAGATCAGAAAGTGTGCGAAAACCGATAAGCGCATATCTTACGTAATCCATAATGGCATGATCGCTAGCAAGATACTTAATTTTAAGTGGCGTAAGTACAAGGGTTTTAACAAGCACACAAAGCACATACATATTAGC